GCCTTGAAGGTTCTATGGGTGGAGTTGCTGGAAAAGCAAAGTCTGCTAAGGGTGGTGGTGACCGACATATCGGTACGGGTCAACATAGCCAAATGCCACACATGGACAAAGTAACTTTTAGTGGACAAGAAAAAGTTGATAGCACTGCAGAAATTGCTATGCGAGAGGGTATGGAGGCCACTAGATATGGCTTAACCCCTACTCGTGGTCAAAAATTATTGGGAGTTGGTCAAGGACTTGCACAAGCAACCTTTGGTATTGCTGCTGGAGCAATGGCTGCAATGCCAGGAGTTGCCGAAGTTGGTGCAAGTGCTGGTAACTATTACGGAGCATCTATTCGTTCTAATATGAGCCGTACTTCAATAATGAATGCCACTTTTGGTGGTTTAGCAGGTGGAGTTACGAGCACTCTTTCTTCTTCAAATATTGCAAGTATTGCTGCAGCAAGAGGCATTATGCCAGGAAGTGCTCAATACAATGCTTTAGTTGCAGATGTTGGTGGTGCTGCACGGTATATGAACATGGCAAATGAAAACGCTATGGTTGCCATGTCTGGTTTTACTCAAGGAGACTTTTCCTCTCGTTTATACAACATTGGTGTTAGCACTTACGATTCAAAAACTGGTAAGGCTCGAGGCCAAGATGAAATTTTTGGTCAACTCTACGGTCGTCTCACTCAAGGTCAAGGAAAAATGAGTGTAGAAGAGACTATGAATAGTTTTCAAGCAGGTGGTTTTAACAAAGCAGTTACTGATTTAGGAATGACAGAAGACCAAAGACAACTTTTTATGCAATATTCTGTTGATAGAGCAGCAGGAAAACCAACTGATTTATCTAAACTAGGGTACGGACAAAATCCTCTAGCGGATAAAATGCGTATTACCGCATCTGATACATCGGTTTTAAATACGTACACCGAACCCGTATTAAAAGGACTTAAAGCAGCAGCCGATTTAATTGAGACCACAGTTAATCCTGCATTAGAAAAATTGGCTGGTACTGCAGGAGTGGCATCAGGATTTTTAGGTGGTATGGGTGAATCACGTGCAGGAATGGGCATGGGTATCGCTGGTGGTGGAATTGTTCAAGGATTGATGACTGCTGGTGGTGCTTTCTTAGGTGCTAAAGGTGCTCAAGGTCTTTTAGGCAAAGGCGGTTCTAGTGGGGTTAAAGCAGGAGGTTTTAAAGGTCTTTTAGGAAAAGCAGGACTTGCTGGATTAACCTACATGGGATTAGAGCAAGTACAAAAGTTTTTTAACAAAGCAGATGTTCCAGATGAAATGCGTTATATCGCAAACCTTTTATTTGACGCAGGTCAAGGTGGGTTGACTGGATTAGCAACAGGAAACCCTTATGCAGCCCTTGCTGGTACAGTCGCAGGCACTGCTGGTGGTGTTGCAAACCCTTACGGTGGTAAAGGCGGTGGTACTCCAGGATTTGGTGCTGCTTTTGGTTCTAGTGGCGTAAATAGTGCAAACCCCTCTTCACCAATTACTAATGGTGGTGTAGGAACACCTTACGGTGCTACGGGAAGTTTATGGTCTGGGGGAAGTCACACAGGTCAAGATTACCCATGTGCTGTTGGAACTCCTGTTCACGCATCATTAGGTGGAATGGTTATTAATACAAACCCTGGTTCAGATTACGGTAAAACTGTAGAAATTGACCACGGAAACGGTTATCAAACTTTGTACGGACATTTATCGGAAGTACTGGTCAAAGTTGGAGACACTGTTACGCAAGGACAGTTAATTGCAAAAAGTGGTGACACTGGAAAAGTTACAGGTCCTCACTTGCACTATGAAGTACGTAAAGGAAAAAATAACCCAGTAAATCCTGATGAATTAAGCAAAGCAGGAGGTTCTGGTTTAGCAGGAGTTCTGGGTGCAAGTGGCAATAATGGAACATCTACTAACGGGCAACAGTTATCGGCTATGGTTGGTTCTAAATCTTTACAAGAATTACTAAGTGGGGGTATAGGAAATCTTCCTGCTGAACTTTTGGGTAGTGCTAGTAGTAGTAGTGCTACAAGTGGTGGAGCAAAGGTAATCCTTGGAACTGGTAGTGAAAAAGAATGGGCTACTGGTCTTCTTCAAAAAATGGGTGCTCCAGTCAGTGATGCTTCTATAAATGCTCTTACTACATGGATGCGTCATGAAGGTGGACACTGGAAAAACTCTGCTCACTACAATCCTTTAAATACCACATTAGACATGAGTAACAATGAGTCTATGAATAGTGTGGGAGTAAAACGCTACAAATCTTGGGAAGAAGGATACGCAGCAACTATAGGAACGTTGACAGGAAAAAATGCTGGGGACCGTGGGTATACAGCAATTGTAGATGCTTTAAAGTCAGGTGCTTCGACAGATGCTATTTTAGCAGCAGTAAATAACTCAGCATGGATGACTGGTAAAACGGGAAAAAACCCTTATAAGTTCCAAGGTGGAGGCTCACCTTCAGTTGCAACACTTAACTCTTCAGCAGGACTAAATATATCTCCGTCTATCACAATTAATGTAAGCGTTCAACAAGCATCTTACGCTGAGGCTATGAGTCTTGTTGAAATTGTTAAAACTCAACTTGAAAAAGAAAATTTACTTAGAATAGTAGGTGGGAAATAATGCCTGACGTAAAGGGTTTAGGTGCTAAAGCAGACCAAGAAAAAAGGTTGGCTGCTTCTCTTAAGGCTGCAGAAGATGCAAATGAGAAAGCAAAATTTGCTAAAAGCGTAGCGGAAAGGGCTAAGTCTAAAGAAACAACCTTAAAAGGACTAATAGCACAACTTGATTTGCTGCAGGCTGAAAAAACAAGGCTTTCTGGTTTAAGAACTTTCTATCAAAACAACCTTAATAATTTAATCCTTAGTAATGCCAGTGAAGCAAACATTGCTGCTGCTAAAAAACTTTGGGTTGATACAGATAACTCTATTAAAAAAATTGACACTAATATTGCAAAAAAGGCTAAAGAATACGGAGATGCAGCCAATAATGGTAAAGTTTCTGCACGAGCAGGGGCTGCACAGTTTCGAAAAGAAGCCAAGGTTAGGCAACAATTAGCAAAGGCTAAAAACGACAAAGCCAATCCTAATGGAAGTAAAAATACTAAAGAAGATACTGATGGTGCAAATGAAAACCCTATTAGATTTAATGCTCCTATGGTTAGGTCAGCATACTTTGGAACAAACCACCATTCAACTAAGTATTTAACCGCTAAAGGAGCATTACCGCCTGCTGCTTCACAACTTCTTGCTGACCTCGGTAACTTTGGTGACGGACAAACTAACAGAGGGTTTATTATTCCAAACAAAAGGTCACAAGAGGCAGCCTTGTCTAAACTAGATGCTAAAGATAAAGCAATAGTTGGTGGGTATAAAGTTCCTTACGGATTTAGGTTTCATTACAATCCTCAATTTGTAACACAATCTTACGGTTCCATAACAGGTATTTCCCCAGAATTACTTGAGTCTGGAAAAGACAAGACAAACATGATAACTACTCCTGCTTCTAGTAGTTCAATTTCAATTACCTTGTACTTAAACAGAATTGAAGACATGAACGCTTTGGCAAACTTTAACGTTAAAGAACCAAGTTATTTTGCTCCCATTAACTCTGATGAGAAATCTCTAAAGTACTACCCAGAAATAGTTTCAGCATCAGACCGTAAACTAATTAAAGACTTTGGAACAATGTACGATTTAGACTTTCTTTTTAAAACAATAAACGGTGATATGGGTGGATACAAAAGCCCATTGCGTGGAATACAAACTGGCGATGTTGGCTGGTTAAACGGTATTGCAGTTGAGGTTCACATGGGAAGAAAACTAAGATATTTAGCAAGAGTAACAAACATCAGCGTTAATCATGTTCAGTTCACTGAAAATATGGTTCCAACATTAACTACCGTAGTTCTTACTATGGCACGGTTTCATGATGCAATGGTTAAGGATTAAAAGTGATTCCTTTATCTAGTAGATACGCTGATGGCCTTTTGTTAAAGGCTTACCACCCAGTCAAATTAAGTTTTGAAGTTGGTGTTTATCGTGTTTTCCCTAATAACGTCTCTGGAGTTTTTTACTACTCTTGGGTAGAAGGTGACCGCCTTGATATTTTAGCAAGCAGATTTTTGGGTGACTCTCGTCTTTGGTGGGTTATCATGGACTATAACGATGACATCCATAGTCCTTTTGAATTAGTTCCTGGTCAACAGTTAAGGATTCCAGTTCATGTCTTATAATCAAAAGTATTCTTCACGTGAACACAACTCTTTTTCTGTAGAGTTTCCTGATTATCCAACTTTTGGTTTTTCTGCTGACAATATAACGTTAGAACAAAAAGTTAATACTCACGACGTTCTTACTATAGCCTTTACAAATTTTAATTTGGCTATGCTAAAAGGGCTAAAAACACAATCGCCAGTAGTCGTTAATTGGAAAACTTCTAATCAAGTACGTGGAACTTTTTATGGGGTTGTTTACGGAGTCCAAAGAACTCATGCTGTTCAATCCAGCAAAGACGTTCAAATTATTTGTTTAGGGTTGACTTTTTTAATGAAAGAGTCGAGGTCTGGTATTTGGACAAATAAAACAATTAATGAAGTAGTTAGTATTGTTGCAAAAAGAAACAAACTAAAAGCAGTAGTTAGTGGTCATCCAGCAAGATACTCTCAGATTACACAACAAGGAGAAAGTGATTGGGAGTTTTTACAAAGACTAGCGGATGATAGTGGCTATACCATCGCTATTAAAGATAAAACTATTCTCTTTAGAACCATTGACGAAATTGTTTCTGAGTCTATTGGTGGAATGCCTATTTTATACCAAGAGCAAACCTTTATGCCAGCATTTTCTAGCCTACAAGAACAAACACTAGATAGACTGACTCCGTTGTATGGAGACTACTTAGAAAGCCCTGACTTGCCTAACAACTCTAACAAAATTACTAGAGGTGTTGACCCGATAAAAGCACTTACGTTTACTTCTACTGAGTCACCAAAAAATAAACAACAAACAAGAAAAGTTAAATCTGACCCCATTTTCAACCAAGAACTTACTAACGTAGTTGTTAATACAAAAGAATTCTCTCAATCTGTAGCAAAAGCAAAGGCTGCTAAAGCACGTTTTAACATACCTGCAAAATTTAAAAGCCAAGGTGACCCACGAATAGTTCCAAATTCTTTGGTAGAAGTTAAGGGGATACTAGGAGATGCCGATGGCTATTGGTTAGTACACAAGGTTACTCACTACATAAACGTTAATGGTGTGTACCAATGTAACGGCACTTTGCTTAGTGACGGTAAAGAACAAAATTATAGAAAACAACCTAACACAAATACACAGCCTGATAGTCCGTATGTAAACATACAGGCTGTACTAAAAAACCAAACCGCAACAAAAAATAAACCTTCGTATACCGCACCAACAATTTTGTTTAAAAATGGAAAAGCCACAACACTAACTGGGAAATGGAGTTAAGCATGTCGTATGAATCCGCAATAAGTTTTCCAATTCGCTTAGACAGTTATGGGAATCTTGCAACCACGGTTGACCCTAGTAAAATTTGGGCTGATAGAGTAACCTCTGTAATCGGTACTATGGTTGGTGAAAGAATCAATCGTCCAAATTTTGGAACACGTATTGCTCGTCAATGGATGAATGGATTGAGCGGTATTCAAGGGGATATAGAGTCTGAAATTCAACAGGCGTTTATATCGTTTCTTCCTTTACTAAACTTGCTTGAAACTTCTTTTGAACACGACGATGCAAATGGGTCTCTTAAAGTTATACTTACCTACGCACTACCAAACGATAAGGAAGAGTCTACTGTAATTGCTCTTGTCAGTATTGGCAATAAACAACCTCAGTATCAGGAGAACATCTAATGGCAATTAATCAAATCCCAATAACAATTGACTATACAAGCAGGGACTATGAAGCCCTTCGTGAAGAATTAGTTGCTCGAATTAAGGAACGAATTCCTGAATGGAATGGTTCCGATAATGGTGACTTCGGCGTAGTTTTAGCAGAAGCATTTGCTTACATGGGAGATGTTGCAAACTACTACATTGACCGAATTGCTAACGAGTCTTTTTTATCAACAGCAACTCAACGCGAAAGTATTTTAGCAATTGCGGAGACGTATGGTTACGTGCCTTCTGGGTATAAAAATGCTTCAGTCGATGTTGTTTTTTATAATAACTCTGCTTCTGCTGTAACTATTCCAGCAGAAACTCGTATAGATGGCGAAGTAATTGCAAATGACACGGTAGAAACAGTCACTTTTACAACAACAGACAGCCTTATAGTTCCACCATTTTCTAATCAAGCACGAGGTGAAGCCACAGTTCTTGCGTATCAAGGAAAGTTAAATACTGTTGAAGCAAACGATGTTTATGGTGTTCTACTCGGAACCTCGGATGCAGAACCTTCTCAAACTTTTATTATTGATGACTTCCCAGTTGTAACTAATAGCGTTGAAATATACGTTCAGGGAGGAACTGCTTGG